ATTTACCCCGATCTGCCGTATGAGCCGACTAACGAGGATTTGGAGGCGGCGAGATGAAAGTACGCTGCCCCACCTGCGGCGCGGTGATGAGCTTGGATGTCTTAATCGCCCATGACGATGCCCGCGAAGCCCTGATTGCCCTGACCGGCATTTCAGACGACCTTTTTAAGGCGGTTTTGCGGTATCTGACGCTGTTCCGCCCGGCCGAAAAGGATTTGAGTTTTAACCGCGTTTCAAAGCTGCTCGGGGAACTTGCACCGATGATACGGGCGGGCGAAATCGTTCGAAACCGGAAAGCCTACCCCGCCCCGCGCGAGGCTTGGATTTGGGCAACAGCCCGATGCCTCGAAGCACGGGATACAGGCAAGTTGACGCCACCGCTGACCGGCCACGGTTTTTTGTTGGAAAACATTACGTTTTGGTCGCCTGAAAAGACGGCGGGAACGGCGGTTTTGCCCTATCCCCAACCTTCTCCCACGGGAGAGGGAGTAAGTACCAAATTGAGGAGCGGCGCGGGCGATTTGATGGAGTGGGCAAATGGAGGACAAGGATAACTGGCTGAAACGGGAAATCGCGCAGGGCTTTATGATGCTCGCCGCTCTGAATCTCAAGGGTCGTCCCGCTTCGGCGGATTTGACGGCGGTCGCCAAACTCTGGCACGGGATACTGGGCAGCCGCATCTGGCAGCCCGAGCGCGATACGGCAAGGATAAAGGCGGCATTTTTAACCATCGCCGCCACCTCGTCCGAATGGCCGAACCCGTCCGACCTGATACGGCACCTGCCGCCTGAGGATGTCAGGATGGTACCGAGGCTGGAAAAGAAGCACCACCCGACGGAATACGGCAAAGCGCAGGCCGCCAAACTCAAACAGACACTCAGCCTGCTGGGAAGCTCCCCTTGCATGGACAGGGATTGGATACACGGTCCACGCCACCGGTCGGTGGATGAGTGTAAAAGGATTAATGCCGAAAGGCAGAAAGGTAAATGAAAAAATGGAAAATGGAATTTGGCCGAGTAATCCACGCATATCAGACTTAATCAGGCGATTGGAAGACTTGAAGGCAGAGCATGGCAACTTGCCAATAACTCACGAACCTCTGCGGGGTGGAGTTGTGTATGCCGACATAAGTGAATTTAAAGTTGCCTATGTTAGGCCTAAAGAAAAACGTGAACGAACATGGTCTTACCGTATCGGAGCAGCCCAAGAAGGCGATCTGAAAGTGGTAAAAGTTTAAAGGAAAAAAGATGAATATTGATATGAGCCGATACAAGAAGGACGCACGCGGCAATCTGGTACCGATTGCCAACATCCGCCCGATTGATCTGCTGCGCGACGAGCTGGTGCAGAAGATTACCGCCCGCGCCCGCGCGGTACAGAAGGAGTTGCAGGAATACCGCCGCTGGGCGATGGACGAGATTGCGGCCTTTGCCGAACTCTCCGCCAACCAGTACGGCACCTCGCTGGGCGGCAAGAAGGGCAATATCCGCCTGCACAGTTTCGACGGCCAATACCGCGTGCAGCTGGCAATGCAAGATGCCCTGGTATTCGATGAAGGGCTGGCCGCTGCCAAAGTGCTGATTGACGAATGTATCCGCGAATACTCGGAAGGCAGCCGCCCAGAGCTGCTGGCCATTATCAACGCCGCCTTCGCCACCGACCGCGACGGCAATATCAGCACCGCCCGTGTGCTGGGGCTGCGCCGTCTGAACATCAGCGACGAGAAATGGCAACGCGCGATGGATGCATTGAGCGACAGCCTGCAGGTGCATACCAGCAAGGCCTTTGTGCGGGTACACGAGCGCGATGCCAACGGCGAATATCACTTGATGAACTTGGATATTGCGAAGGTGTAATTATGTGGTTTAGTCAATGCACCATATTCAGGCCGTCTGAAATTCCGAATGCCGCCGTGCTGGCCGACGCATTGGCCGGTGCCTCTTTTGCCCCTTGCGGCGGGCTGGATTGGTTTGCCGAAGGTTTTACCGCACCGCAGAGCTTTACCCCCGAGCTGGTCTTTCAGGCTGAAAAGACAATGGGGATTGTGTTGAAGCGGGAAGAGAAGGTGCTGCCGGGCAGCGTTATCCAACGGGCGGTAGACGAGCGGGTGGCACGTATTGAGCAGCAGGAATGCCGTTCGGTCGGTCGCAAAGAACGGCAGGAATTGAAGGAGCAGGTAACCGATGAGTTGCTGCCGCGAGCCTTTGTCCGCGCCATCCATACCCGTGCGCTCTTCGCCGACGGCCTGCTGCTGGTAGACAGCGCGGCAGCCTCCAAAGCGGAAAACCTGCTCGCTAAACTGCGCGAAGCCTTGGGCGGCTTGAAAGCCCAGCTGGTACATACCCGCCAAACGCCATCGGCACTGATGACTGAATGGTTGTTGCGCGGCGAGGCAGCCGGACGCTTTGAGCTGGACGACATTGCCTCATTGCGAGGCGCGGGTGATGTGCCGCCGGAGATACGCATCAAGCGGCAAGACCTGACAGCCAAGGAAGTGGCCGGCCATGTGCGCTGCGGCAAGATAGTGAGCGAGCTGGGCTTGGTTTGGGACGAACGGGTTGCCTTTGTGCTAACCAGCGAGTTCACGCTCAAACGTATCCAGTATTTGGACGTGCTGCAGGAAGCGGCGGAAAACCACGGCGACAATGCCGCCGACTTGGCCGCTGCTTCGCAGGTCATTGTGTCCGCCAACCTGAGCGCCTTAATCGGCGAGCTGGTTGGATTGATGGGCGGTTGGCAGGAGTAACAATATGGCCAAAGTAATCATTACCATCGAAGACGTGGAAAATACGCTGGACATCGGATGTACCAGTGACGTACCTATGGTGCGCGGTATCTCCTCCAAGAATACCCCGGCACAGAATTATGCCGCCATAGCGATGATGACCATCAATGCCAACGCTCGCTTACGTGGTGAAGAAGTACAAGATGTCCCAGAGATTAAGCAGTAACCCGCGCGGCACGGTCTGCCGCAATTTAAACAGGAGTTACCTACTATGTTAGACGAAACTGAAAAAGTGTTGCTGGCCGATTTTATCGGCGAAAACTGGCAACTGTTTGTGGAGCGAGCTGCCGAATCGGGCTATAGCGAAGCGGAAGCCGAATATATTTATGCCAAACTGGAAAGAGGGGTGTAAGCAAATGACCAAAGTAGAACTTATTAAAGCCATTGCCGAACACGGCGAATTGAGCCGGGCCGATGCCGAAATCGCGCTGCTGGCCGTGCAACACAGTATCACGGAGGCTTTGGCCAAAGGCGAGCGGATAACCCTGCCCCGCTTCGGGACGTTCAAGGTGGTCGAGACGGCTGCACGTACCGGCCGCAATCCGCAAACCGGCGAGCCGGTTGAGATTCCGGCCAAGCGCAAAGTGAAGTTTGCCCCGAGCGATAAGCTCAAAGACTTGGTTAAAGCGTGATGTTCAACCCATGCCGCTGCGATGCGGCGGCATCAGTGGAACATTAGGAGAGTCCAAATGCGTGAACCCAAAGCCCAAAAGAAAGCCCGCCTGATTAAGCTGTTGCACATAGCCAAAAACCAGCTGATGCTGGACGATGCCGCCTACCGCAGGCTGTTGGCCAACGTATCGGGCGGCAAGACCAGCAGCACCAAACTATCGTTGGAGGAGTTGGAACTGGTGCTGCGCGGCATGAAGGCGATGGGTTTTGTGGTCACCACCAAGGCGCAGGCCGAGAGCGGCCGGCAGGATATCCCGGTGCGCGAGGCGGCGGACGGGGTGGACGCGCAGGTTAAAAAAATCCGCGCGCTGTGGCTGGAGCTGCACCGCTTGGGCGCGGTACGCAGTCCTTCAGAATTGAGTCTAGCCCGTTTCGTATCCCGCATGACCGGCGTGGATTATCAGGGCTGGCTGAGTGTGGACGATGCTTCGCGGGTGATTGAGCACCTGAAACAATGGAAACAGCGGGTAACGCGGGAAGGAGCGGGAACATGACGCAGGCAAGGGTGGCCGAGCTGCTGTCCGATTTGGCGGCTAAGGTGGGAGAGGAAGTACAATCTGCCGGGGTGGCGGACAAAAAGCAGGCTAAAAATATCGGCAATCATGTAGCCAAACGCATGGCGCGGGAATGGGGCGGCCAACTGTTATACATCCCGCACGGTGTATTGTGGGATATCGATGAACGTGATGTGGAGATTTTTGAAAAATTCAACGGCAGCAATCAGAACGAACTGGCCAAAGAATACGGTTTCTCCGTTCAGTGGGTTTACCGCATCATCGAACGGGTACGACAGGCTAAAATCGACGCCGCACAGCAGGATTTGTTCGATGAAGGGAAAGGCAAAGGGAGTAAAACAGATTAAAACGCGCACAAGGTCGGTCAGGAACGTTCCTGACCGATGTCTTTTTACGGTTTGGTACGTTTGCTTATCCCGCCGCCCGAACGTGCTTAAAACGCAAATTTGGCGATATCGGCTCCGACGGTGTTTTTTAAACCCGTTTAAAAGACTTTCAGGTAGCCCATGCCCCATCATTCGCTTAACACGAGTGATGGGGATTTTTTTATGTTTGAGATTTTTCGAAGCGGCAAACGCACCAGTGCCGACGGCAGCCAATGGAACATCACGGATGCCGACGTACAGCGCGCTGCCGAGGTGTACGACCCGAAGCTGCACGAAGCGCCGATTGTCATCGGCCATCCGGCCATGAACGCCCCGGCCTACGGCTGGGTGCCGAAGCTGGCGGCCGACGGTGGCAGCCTGACTGCCGAGTTTGCCCAAATGGATGATGGCTTTGCCGAGGCCGTCCGTGCCGGACGTTACAAGAAGGTATCCGCCTCCTTTTGGCCGCCCGGCCATCCGAACAACCCGGTGCCGGACAGCTACTACCTGCGCCATGTCGGCTTCCTCGGCGCACACGCCCCGGCGGTCAAGGGGCTGCGGGCGATTGAGTTCGGCGCGACCGAGGAAGGCGTGATTGAGTTTTCCGAGGCGGCACACGGTATCGCCGCCCGGCTGTGGCGCAATATGCGCGAATGGCTGATTGCCCAGTTTGGCCAGGACGCCGCCGACAAGGTGGTGCCGGACTGGGAAATCGAAGGCATCAAGGAAATGGCCGCCCGGCCTGACCTGCCACCCGACCCGGTGTTGTTTGCCGATCCCCCTCCCACCCCCAACCCAACCGACCATAAGGAGTCTCCCATGTCTGAACAAGACCAAGCTGCCGCACTGGCTGCCGAAAAGGCCGCCCGCGAAAAGGCGGAAGCTGAAGCTGCCGAAGCCAAAGCTGATTTGAAAAAAATGCAAGATGAGCAAAACCAAGCCAAGCGTGATGCTGCTCACAAGCAAAACGCCGACTTTGCCGAGGGACTGGTAAAGGAAGGCCGCCTGAAACCAGCCGACAAAGCCTTGGTGGTGCAGGTGCTGGATTTTGCCGAGCACCCCGAGCACACCACCGCCGACTTCGGCGAGGGTGAGGCAGCGAAGCCGCTGGGCGTTGCGCTGCGCGAGTTTTTGGCGGCGGTACTGCCGCAACAGCTGCCGACCGGGCAGATGGCCAAAGGCAGCCTGAACTTCGCCGAGGGCATGAGCCACCACGAGCGGGCTTTGGCTTTGCAGAAAGCCGAGGGCATCACCTACGAAGAAGCCGCGCGCCGCACGGCAAATTGATTAACCGTTTATCCAGTAAAGGAAGATGAGACATGAGCAACACGTATTTAGGCAACCTGCGCCAAGTGGACGAAGTATTGACCAAGCTGGCGCTGGGTTACAGACAGGGCGGTTTCATCGGCGAACGCATCATGCCGGTGGTACTGACCGAGAAGGAAGGCATCAAAGTGCCGAAGTTCGGTAAAGGCTCGCTGATCGAGTATGAAACCGAGCGTACCGTGGGTGCCGCCAGCAATGTGATTACGCTGGACTTCCCGGGCAAGATGTCGGTGGTGCTGGAAGAGCACGATTTGGCCGCCGGCGTGGACTACCGCGCACAGCACGAATCGGTGTTTGATGAGAAGGCCAAGGCCACCCGCCGCGTGACCGCCGGTATCCAGCTGCGACAGGAGTTGGAGATTGCCGCGCTGATTCAGGCCAAGCCCACCTACGAGAGCGGCCACAGCAAAGACCTGTCGGCCACCAAGCAGTGGAGCGACGATACCTCCGATGTACAGGCCGATATTGCCAATGCAAGGGAAGTAGTGCGTGCCGCCTGCGGCGTGCGCCCGAACGTGCTGGTATTGGGGGCATCGGTGTACAGCAAGCTGATCCTACATAAAGGCTTGCGCGGGCAATTATCGGCCAACAGTGACCGCGGGATTCTTACGCTCGAGCAGCTGACCCGCCTCTTGGATGTGGAAGAAATCATCGTCGGCGAGGCCGTCTCCACACCCGACGGCAAGAAAGCCACCAAGGATGTGTGGGGCAATTTCGCCAGCCTGATCGTACGCCCGAAACCGGTCGAAGCCGGCAACGACGAAGGTATGCCCGCCTTCGGCTATACCTTCCGCCGCCGCGGTATGCCGGTGGTAGACCGCTACGAAGGCGTGGGCGGCAAGGTGGAGTATGTGCGCTACACCGACATCCGTAAAGCTGCCGCCATCGGTGGTGCCTGCGGCTATCTCTTCGAGAAAGCCATCGCTTAAACCTAGAAACAGGCTGCCTGAGATTTTCAGGCAGCCTGAAGGAGAACAGTATGAATTTGTCCGTTACCTTGGAAGACTTGACCGACAAAATCCACAAAGCCGATTACCACCGTATTGGCGAAACGACAGCTACAGCTTGCTCGCTGACCCTGAAATCGGGCTTTGTGGTAATTGGCCAGTCAGCTTGTATCAACCCGGACATGTTTGATCAAGAAGTGGGGTGTGAGGCGGCTTATCAGGATGCCGTCCGCAAGCTGTGGGAACTGGAAGCCTATCGAGTGAAAGAAAACGTGTTTACACAGAAACAGGAGCAAAACAATGTCTAAACCGACCAAACAGGTGGTCTTGGTCACCACCGTTAAAACCACCGGCAAAATCGTGGCCAACCGCTTTGTGAGCTTTGCCGGCAAACAGGCTACGGCTACCGACAAGGTGCTGGGCGCTACCCCTTACGATGCCGACATCAACGAAATCTTGGCCGTTGACACCATCGGCACAGTGGTGGTGGAAGCCGGCGGCGCGCTGGCCGTGGGCGACGAGGTATCTCCCGATGCCCAAGGCTGCGCCGTCAAGACCGCAGGCAGTGCCAAGGCCGTCGGTATTGCCCGTAGTACCGCTGCCGGTGCGGGCGATCTGATCCAAGTCTTAATGAGGGGTTAGCCATGATTAAAACCTATATCGCCAACACCCCGCTGATTCTGGCTGATGCCGAGGGCAAGGAGTTCCGTGTTGAGTCCGGCGAAGCCGTAGACCTGACACCCGAGCAGTACGAGCTGGTGGCCGCGCATGTGACCGCAGGCAGCATCTCGGACGCAGACTTGGCCGCATCCGGCTACCAGCAGGACGGCACAACACCGGTGCCGGAACAGCCGCCTGCCGAACCGACCCAGCCCGAACAACCGGCTGAGGCCGAAACCGCGCCTGCCGAGACAGAGCAGCCGGCACAGGCTGAAACCGAACAGCCGGCAGAATCTGCCGAGCAGGCTGAAGAACAGGCCAAAGCACGCGGCAAAGGCAAAAAGGAATAAGCCATGTACATCACGCGCGAAGACATCAAGGCTGCCGTCAGCCTGGTCGAGCTGACCCAACTGACCAACGATATCGGCGGCAGCACCGAGCCGGACTGGGCAGTGGTGGACAGAGCCATCGCCTATGCCTGCGAAATTGCCGACGGCTACCTGATGGGTCGTTACACCCTGCCGCTGGAGCCGGTACCCAGCATCCTGCGGCCGGTGTGCAGCGACATCGCGCGCTACTGGCTGCATACCCGCCGCATCAACACTGCCGAGTTCCCCAAACCTCTGCAAGCAGCCTACGACAACGCACTCAAGCTCTTAGCACAGGTACGCGACGGCAAGCTGCATTTGGGCGTGCGTGCTGACGAGCTGGCCAGCGATACCGAGCGGCCGCAGGCCGAGCGTGGTGCCTACCGTGTGCGCGGCAATGCCAAGCAGGATTGGGGAGGCTACTGATGTCTGCCACCCGCCCGATTCTGACCGCCGTGCGCGATTACTTGGCCGCCGAGCTGCCCGCCTACACGGTGGAGCTGTTTCCTGACGACCCGGCCGGCTACCGCTTTATGGCACCGCTGGGCGCGGTGCTGGTCGGTTATCAAGGCAGCAAGTTTGCCCGTCCGGACGGCCTCGGCCTAATCGGCCAGCAGCGCGACGTCACGCTGGCGCTGACCGTGTTCGGGCGCGGCCTGAACCATGACGGCGCAGCCTTGGATCTGCTCGACGCATTGCGGCTGGCCATCACCGGCTACCGTCCGCCCGACTGCGAACCGTGCCACCTGATCAGCGAGCAGTTTTTGGCCGAAGAAGGCGGGGCATGGCAGTACCAGCTGATTGCCCAAACCGAAACCCAGCAGGTCGAACGCCGCCCGGCGGATACCCGACCCAAAGTCAGCAGCCTGTACCTGCGGCGGCAAGGCCAGCCGCTCAACCCCGATATCAAACCCAAACCCTAGGAGATTATTATGTCCGCAGCTTTCCACCACGGTACGGAAACCAAACGTATCGACGGCGGCACCAGCCCGATCTACACCGCCGACGGCGCGATTACCGCCATTGTCGGCACGGCTCCGGACGGTGCGGTCAATACGCTGACCGTATGCGCCGCCGCCCGCGATTTCTTGCAATTCGGCGGCAACCTGACCGGCAAAGGCTTTACCTTGCCTGATGCCGCACATATTTGGACGCGCTACGGCAGTGGTGTCGCCTATGTCGTCAATGTGTGCGATCCCGCAAAACATAAGACAACCGTCAGCGACGAGATATTGAAGATCAATCCCGATACCCTGACGGCCAAAACTGCCAAGCCCGCTTTGCAAAGCGGTTATACG